ATTTTGAAATCATTGCAACTACTACTGATGTAGAATATGCTAAAAAAATAGCATTTAATAAAATCAAAGAAACCATGCAAAACATGCCTGAATGTAAAAATGACGACGAACTTTACAAAATAGAAACCGATATTGAAACAGAATATTTCCAACCAATAAATAAAGAAATAATATCTTATAGAATTATCAAAGTAAAAGAAATAATATCTTATAGAATTATCAAAGTAAAAAAGTGTAAAAACAAATTAAAAAAAATATATCATTATACAACTAACTATGCTGTTGTTGAGTTTGCAGTAGGAAATACTGAAAATTTAAAATAAATAGATACTTCTCTTATATGTCATGATTATGAAGATATTATTGATGATGATGAATAAAAAGCAAATAAAAATGGAGGGAAACCTCTTTTTTTATTTACTCCCATAATGTGGGCGTTTTAAATGAGAAAAGGTGTAAATGAGAAATGGTGTAAAATACGCGTTGCTCTATATCGTATATTCCATAATAAAGTATTCTTTTTTTGGATCATATCTTTCATATCGGATTAACATTTCATGTTCGGTGATCGATTGTCTGGTCCACTTGAACCCATACGTTTCATAAAATACAACGGATTCTTCAACTGAACTCAAAATAATTTTTATAGTATTTTCCGTATTTTGCAAAATGTCGCGATTCTCAGTTTTAATTCGTTCTACCAACCCATCGATTAATTTCGATGCATAACCTTGGTTTCTAAATTTGCGTTGTGTACATGCTATCAAAATATAATATCGTATTTCATTATTTACTTTATGTTTTCGATATACTAATATAGAAGGACAATTATTTAAGTTAAACTCATTATCAATGCAATGGAATGCGACTATATTTTTTGTATTACCTAAAACATTATATATATATTTGTGATGAATATTGTTGTATGAATATCTTGCAATTTTATTGAAACAGTGTTCGCCAAATTGTTCAATTGAATCGATTATAGTATCTATTGGATTATTATCAATGATATTATTCAAAATCAGATCGGAATAAAAGTTCATTTTCTAATATTAGTTATTTATTTTATACATTCAATAAAATAAATAATAGATTCAATCAATTTTTTGAATTGGTTGGTGTTTTTTTCATTGTTTTTCGTGCGCTTCGTGCACTTTGTGCGGTTTTTATTGTTGATTGGTTTATTTGTTGAATATTATCGTATATTGATATAAATTGTTTTAATGTACGTACACTTATTGCACCAGTTGCATCTGGTTGAGATTTACGTGTTATACGATTACATATGCCATTCGTCATATTATCGTTTAATTCATAGCTAAAATTATATATATATGAAATTAACGTACGAGAAAATGAACGCATTTCTACCAATACTATATCATTCTTTATTTCACTTGTGCTTGAATAAATGTCAACTGCACTATATTGAAGCCAATCATTAAATGGTTGATCGTTAACATCATATCGTTCTGGATTATCTATTGGATCTTCAAAAAAATCAAAATACGAAACCAATGAAAAAAATGGGTCGCCATAATGTTTATTTTGCTTGTCTAATTTGTTTGTTATTGAAAATGCATTTTTGCGTACATGTTTAAGATCTGTAATTAAAAATTCGTCTAATACAGATTGTTGAATAATTAATCTTTGTATAATTAACACTATATCATTGTTATTTAAATTTCCGGAAAAATATTCGGATACTGTTTGTTTAAGGGATTTATATAATTCATAGTTAGTATGTCGAGAATTATAGAACAACACATCTTTTAAATATTTGGCATTTTTTAATTTATTTATAACCTTTTCATCCTGTAAATAATTATTAAAATATCTGTCTAATTTAAACAAAATCATAAAAATATAATTTTTCATGGATTTTACCAAATTTTTATTTTTGTATTCTTTTATCTTGTGTTCGTCTGATACAGATTTATTATAATTTTGAAATAAATTATTAATACAATTTTCAATTCTTTCAATAATTTGCATTCGATCGTTTGATAAGCGTACGTTATTTTCAAAAATTTTGATATTATCCTTTGTTAATTCTTTTAAGATATCAATCAAGTCTTTATTGCGACACGAAAATGTCATTTGAGGCACAAAACAAATATCATCAATATCTAATTCTTCATTAATATAATGTGTTTGTAAATAATACAAATTAGTATTCGGTAGATTATATAAAATACGATTTACTGGCGTTTTTACAATTTCTTTGTCATTTTCAAAAAAATTAACTACTAAATTCCCTTTTTGTTTTTCCAAACTATTCAAATGTAAAATCAAATTTTTTGCGACATTTATGAATGTATCTAATATAATATTTTTACTCAAAATCGGATTATAATAAGTAAAGATCCATTCTACATCGGAGAACATTCCACAATGTTTGTGTTGCCACGTTTCAAAATTTATTTTATATTTTTCACCATTTTCAGTATCAAATGTATAAAGGTCATTTTTATCAATTAAATCTTCGTCGTCGTCGTTATTATCATTTAAATTGCATATACTTTTTAAATATTTAATAAATGAGGTTTCAGATAAATCATTTGAAACTAAAAATGTGCTATCTGGGTATTCAATTAGCTTATTTTTTTTATTTAAACCGTCGAAGTTTTGAAACGGGACATCCCGTTTCGCATCTTCAAGGTTATGACCACGAAAATTAACATCTGACACCTCAATGTGTCCTATTTTAATTCTTCGTTGGTTTAAACTTGCAGTCGTATATAGTTCAGTCTCAACGAATTCTTCTACACGGTTTGCATAATATTCATATTCTTCATTTGTATAATCATTGTTTTGTATTCTTTTTATTATTTCATAATCCTTTGTAAGTGAATCCGTGTTAAATAATATTGGTTCTCCGTCTTCTGAATTTTCAATCATAGATAACTTTGCTAAGCTTGATGTTTCCAATTCATAACCAATACTCAATATTTTTTTAAATATATTATTTGGGTTAATATCACCTCCTCGTTTTCGTCTTGTTATATTCATATTTTTTATCATTTATAATATACTTATATATTATAAAAAATTGAACTAAAATTATAATAAGTAATAATTAATCAAAACTCATTGAAAATTATAAATGAAAGATTCAGCTTGGGTATACGTAAAAGACCAAATGACATTATCAGTTTTATTAATTATGGAGATTGGATTAATACCATTTCATGAACTAAATCAAGCCTATTATAGAGCAAAGAAAAAAATGGATACCAAATAACCACCATATCATAAAATATAAAATACATCATATATAAAATAAATTAATTTTTCTTCCAATGTCTTCCACAATTACAACACGTAATAAATATGGTTTCACTTTCATCCGCGCTTCTTGTTTGTAATGAATAATATGTACATTGTTTTGATTTGCATTTTGAACATGTAAACATATCTGTATTTGCGACAACATTATTATTATATTTATTCGCATCAATAATACTTTTTTTATCAATTAATTCTTTCCAACGATTCGGATTCATTTCTTGATGAGTCATGAATACAAATGCATGTGGAGCTAATTCTTTTGATTTTATTTGTGATAAAAGATTCGGATTTTTGAGATTTAAATAAATAGTTCGCAACCGATCAATATACAATTGAACAAATGGTCCATTATCCCACTTTTTTATTATTTTTTTAAATCCAGCTTCTTGAATTGCATAATTGAATACAGCCTTTTCTATATTTATAGATACATTATCATCTTCTATAATTAGTATTAGTTTATTACGAATATTTTCACGAAATTGTTCTGGATTTGAAATCTTACGCGACATTAGAATTATATTTTAACTATATGATATGATTTATATACATAGAAATGTTTATATTTATATAAATCAATTTTATTATACATATTCCTCTTCTTCTAATTCACTTTCGCAATTTAAAAAAACGCTTTCAACAACTACTTCTGTTTGTTCAGTTCCTGTTTTTTTTGTAGGTTTACCAGGTTTACTCAACTTTTTATTATCTTTAATCGGTTTTTTAACTTTACGTTTTGGTTTTGCGTCTTCTGATGATTCATCATCGTCTATTTCCTCCGAATCATCTTCATCTTCAAAATCATCATCATCATCATCATCGTCATCGTCTACTATAAATCCATCTTTTTTATAACCTTGTTTTGTAAGTACTACACCGTCCATATCTTCAGATTCCTCTTCAGAATCTTCTGAACCAATATCTTCAAATCCGCCATACAAATGTTCATAAATTAAAGCCCAATCATTTATTTTTAGATCATTGCCTACATTCACTAATAAACAATTTCCAAAAAACAAAGTACTATCAACTGGTGGTGGAAATTCATACTTGTTTTCTTGTCCTGCACGTCCAGTTTTCTTTGCATACAATTGAATATTAAATTTACGACCACTTTTTAATTCAACTACCCAAGTAGTCTGAATTGCAAAACCTTCTGCATTTTTAAATCCAGCCTTTTTGTATAATTTACTTTCTTCCCATGTTTTTACGACAACTTCTTTAATATTGCCAGTTTTTTCTACAACTAGAAAAGAAGGCATTTTACTATTTGTATATAATTGTAATTTTTTATATTTATTTCATTTATATTTCATTTTTTTATTTTGTATTTTTCTACGTTAAAAAATACATAGTTAAATATTCAAAATGTATATAAAAGTTATATAAAATAATAGATTATGTGGTTTAATATAGTAAAAACTATCGTATTTTCATTAATAATAATTATTGTTATACATTCATTATATCAACATATAAAAGATATACTAGTTCCAAAGAAAACACGCGATTTAGTTGAACTTCAAGTTCAAAAATACAAAGATATATTATGCGAATTACAAGAAAAACAATTTATAAAAGAAGAAGAACAAGAAGAACCCACCATTTCTGAAATAGATTACAATAATATGGAAAACGATTTAATACAATTCGCAAATTCACAAATTGCAATATCGAACGAAGGTTTGTAGTAATACACATAATAAAATTGATATAAAAATATAAATTGTATACTATTAGTAATAGGCTATAAATAATATGCAGGTTGAAAAAGTGTTATCCCAATTTGAGGTTGAGCGTTTAGTCGAACGATTCCCTGATTTTGAACTTTCTTATGAAACCATTTCCCATAAAAAAGTTCCGCCAAATTATAATTTGGCGTATGCAATTCCAAATGGAAATAAATATTACGCGTGGTTTTCTTTCTATGAAGATAAAGACGTTTTATACTTGTTTAATTTAAACAAAGACAAAAAAATTACAAAAATAAGTATTGTACCTTGTAAATTCAATTCTAAATTAGCTTTAGGGACAATTGTCTATGGTGTTTTATTACAAGATACAAATACGTTTTTAATTGAAGATATATATTATTTCAAAGGAATTCCATTAAAACGATTAAACACTCGTGAAAAATTACATTATATACATCAGCTATTTGAAGAAGGTATTATACACGATTCAAATTATATAGTGTTTTTATTACCAGTGTTTTGGGTTTATACTGAAAATATGGATTTCGAAAAAATACCCGAAGAAATACAACAGAAAATATCTTATACCATTCACCATATTCAATATCGATCATTCATTGATATTGTGCCGTTTCTAAACATACCATTAAACCGTAAAATTATTACTGATCGTAATAAAAACATCGAATTTGTTAAAATGCAAGAGAAGAAAAAGAACTTCCCAAAAATGGAACAATTAATACCAGATTATCATAAACCGCAATATCGACAAAATGCGGTATTTTTAGTATCCGCTGATATTCAATATGATATTTATCATTTATTTGCATATGGTAAAAATAAATCTTCAGTTTATTATGACGTAGCTTATATACCGAATTATAAAACAAGTACATTTATGAATGGTTTATTTAGGACAATAAAAGAAAATGAAAATTTAGATTATATTGAAGAAAGTGATGATGAAACTGATTTTGAAGATATGCGCGAAGATAAATATGTTGATTTGCAAAAACAATTGTTTATGGAATGTCAATTTATACCCAAATTTAAACGATGGGTTCCTAAACGCATTGTAGAGTCATCTTTCAAAGTAGTCCATATTATGAATTTAGTGCGTAATTACAACCAACAATAAACTATTAATTAGTATTTAATTTTGTATAGAATATATTATATATCTATATTCTATATATATATCTATTATCGAATGTCCAACGTATTACCAACACCACTTGATAGTGGTTCAAATAAATACCCATGGGGATATGCATCCAAATTAGTTGGAGGCAAGCGCAAAACAACTACATACAAGAAAAAAACCAGTAAAAAATCACGAAAAATGAGAAAAACTAGAAAGTCCTGGGATAAATCTAAAAAATAATCAGTGATGATATTATACATACACACAGCAAAAAATACAATACAAACCATGTATTGTATTTTTTCTTTTTTCTTTTTTCTTTTTTCTTTTTTCTTTACTATTCTATGTTTTCAATATATTCACTCATGTTTCGTTTAAAATCTGATACCATAAAATAACAACGAAGCAGTGTATGTTCATCAATATTTTGTGTTTTTTTATGAATGTTTTCTGAAATAACTGTTAAAAATTCATCCGATGTTTTGAATATAGCTTTTATAAATCGATGAAATTCTGGACTTTTCAACTCTTCTAACATTTTATTCATGTATTCATACAAAATGGAAAGATTCACAACTTTCAAAAAGAATTGTTCTTCGTCTTCAAATTTACGCACTTTATTTTGTATATTCTTTATAATTTCTTCTTTTGTTGGTTTTTCTTGTGATTCATTTATATTTTCTCTTCTAAAATGTTTTTGATGAGATCTTAACGTTATATTTTCTGATAAATTATTTAATTCGTTCATCTGTATTAATGATTTTGATTTCCTTATTGTAATATTTTCATGGATTTTTTCTTCTTTTTTGACTGAATTTGTTATATTATCCGAATGATCCATATATATTGTAGATGCATCTTTTCTTGTCCTACGCGGCATTTCTACTAAAATGTTAAATTAGATTATAGTTATTAAATTATAGTAATTTGTTATTTACTAACTTTTTTATTTCAATTTTCTTTATTTTGTTGAGATAATATTGGAAACGGTATTGGAACTATATAACTTAATAACCATACACCCATAACAACCCACATAGATGTTATACTATTACCTCCATTATATATTGCCCAGCGTAATGCTGAACAATGCGGCGATGCTGCTAAAAATGGAGATGCAATAAATCCTACAAAACTTGGATATGCACATAGTCTTACATACAAATTTGCTGAAACATAATGTAATAAAATCCAAACACCATATATGCCAAATGCCCGAATAAATGGGTTTATAATACGGATTATTACATTTTCAATAACTTCGCGATAATTCATTTTCAAATAATATTCAGATTCCCAAAACATAACTTATGATACAATATAAAAAAAATTATATAGATAATTTCAATTTTTTACAGGTTATCTATATGAATAAAACATTTCCCTTTGAATATAGTAGCAGTATCTTTTATATTTTCCTCTGGGTCGGAAACGACATCTTGTTTACACGTAATCGATGACGACGACGTATATTCATTCTTCGGTTCAAAAACCCATGTCCAAGTTTTATCAGTATTCCAATCTAAACACATTCCTGAATAACGTTTATTATCAATCGACCTAATTCTATAATTGCATTTTTTATAAAACCGCTTTCGTTGTTTCCATTGATTTTGGAATAATTCATGCATATCTACAATATCTACTACAACTGGATTGTCGTGCTTCATTCTCAATATTCTACCTACGGATTGTGTTATATCTGTTTTTGGTGTAGCCATTATCATCATACTCAAAGTTTTTATATCCAATGCTTCCGCAGCCATTGCATATGTAGCCAACACTATTTGTTTTGTTTCAGATGCTTGTAAATCGGTTTGTTTCATTCCTCCTACATAATATCCAACTGTAGCTATTTGTTTATGAGTAATTGAATCATACAGATATTTTAACATAGAACGATTATGACCTAAAATCATTATTTGACCTTCCGGATTTTCGTCTAATAAATCATGCGCTACACGAACAATAAAATCATTTCGTGGACCATAATCGCTTAATTTACTTATCATTGTACTGAATTTTGGTTGTCCGCGAAAATCACATTCGACTGCATTGAATTCTTCATCATTTGAATGATATTCTATTCCACGAACACATACTTCATCACCTTTCTTTCTTTCTTCGGAATAAATTTTTTCACCAATAAACATATACAACAATTTTGTAAGCTTATCTTTACGTTCTACTGTAGCAGAAATTCCTAACATATAAGGTGTAATCGTTTTCAATAATGTTTTCGAAAACTCTTCGCTACCAATACGATGGACTTCATCAATGACAGTTAATCCAAATTGAGAATATACTTCTTGTGGAAATGTTTTATTATACATGGTTTGAATCATTCCTATAACAATGTCTTTGTCATGATAATCACAAACATTGGCTTGAATTTTACCTATAGTAGCAGTTGGTAGAAACTCATTGATTCTTTCTATCCATTGATTCATTAAAAACTCTTTATGGACTAATATCAACGTTTTCTTTTTCAATAATGATATTATTTTTAATCCCATCACCGTTTTACCAGCGCCACATGGAACCTGCAGTATTCCTCCACTGCCTTGTCCGTGTGTATTTGGATTATTAACATATTTCATATAAATATCGATAATGTTTTCCTGATAATCGCGTAATTCTTTCGCAAATGGTACATCGATATCAAGTCCCTGATCCAATTCACATTTTGTTGGTCTACCATATCGTTGTATTCCGTAAAATCTGGGAATATATATTTTCTTATCGTTTTCTCTATAAACTGGAAATGCGGTATTTTCTTGTGAATTCGGAGCAAATCTTGCCCCCATAACTTCGGGTTTTAAATAAAGATCTTTTGTTAAAAATTCCAATTCTTCGTTTGGTAAAATCGATTTTGGAATCGTATATCCTTTTTTACCAATATATGATTGAGATAATATCGTTTGTTTAATCTCATTTGATAACGTATATACTGTAGATTGTTGTGATGATGATTTGGGGGTTTTATCTATGATTTTCTTTTTACGATACATAATATAATAAATTATATTGGTTTGGTTTTGCTAATATGATAATATGATATATGAAATATACTTTCTAATTTATTTATACAAATATATAACGCATAAATAAATAAATTCAATTTTTTATTCATTTTGGTATTGTTGTTGATTTACGTATATAGGGGTTCCTTGATATAATGGTGAATAACTTGCGTCGAAACTAATTGCATTATCAAACATGCCATTAAACGCTTCTGTATTAATAACCCAATTGCTTAAATCTTGATTAAATGAAATTGCACTCGCGAACATTGCTTCCATGCGTGTAACATTACTTACATTCCATGAACCGATTGGTTGATTAAATGAAAGATCCGATGCGAACATATGTAACATACTTGTAACATTACTTACATTCCATGAACCGATTGGTTGATTAAATACAGTAGCTTCTTTGAACATATATTCCATTTCTCGAACATTACTTACATTCCATGAACCGATTAGTTGATTAAATGGAGTATTATAAAACATACTACTCATATTTTGAACATTACTTACATCCCAAGAACTAATATCTTCATTAAAATTTGAATAGTAGAACATATTTTGCATATATATTACATTTGCCGTATTCCAATTAGATACTCCATATCTATCCATATTCGCACCATAAAACATACTATTCATATTTGTATTTGATAATATAACAGGAGCATCTGTCGCAGAAATTTTACCAGTGAACTCTCTAAATGCATTCTGAGAATTTCTACTTAATGGAACATTACCATATTTAAGAATATCCAGTCCAGTTAACGTACTTAAATTGACACCAGAAGAATATAGATTTAACCCATCATTTGTATCACCATCATCATTAAATGATGTCCAATAATAACGTGAAAATATTTTCAAATAATTATCATTCTCACCGTAAACTACGGACGTAGTTTCGTAAATTAAATTAACAAAAGAATTATTATTGTTCGTAATACAATAAGGGTTAGGTACTCCAATAGACACAGTTATCACAGTTATAAATTCATTATTACTTACACTACTTTTATTCCAATTACTTATATCATAATTAAATGCAGTCGCAGAATTAAACATCTCGCCCATATATACCACTTTACTTGTGTTCCAATTACTAATATCTTGATTGAAACTATATGCATTCGTAAACATGTGCGTCATATCAGTGACATTTGATGTATTCCAATTACCAATATCCTTATTAAATAATCTTGCATTTAAAAACATTCTTTTCATATTTGTAACTTTACCAGTATTCCAAGAACCTATATTTTTATTGAATACAAGAGCATTCGAGAACATATTTTCCATATTAACTACATTACTAGTATTCCAACCACTAACATCTACATTAAAATAGATTAATCCAGAAAACATATATTTCATATTAATTACATTTTCAGTATTCCAGTATTTTATATTATCTATTCTCGTCGTATCATAACTATTATAAGTATTTGTTGCTAATGCAAACATATATCGCATATCGGTATTTGATAAAATTGTTGGTGAATCCGTCGCTGATATTTTTCCTGGAAAATCTGCAAACGCGCCCCTTGAATCTCGGCTTAATGGTATTCCACCGAATTGTATTATATCAATACTATCCCCTATACTCATAGAGACCACGATTGGATCATTATCATCATTTTGTTGTCCTATAAAATTAAATCTATAACCGTCGTTTGTTGTACCATTATCTACAAAATTAATCCAAGAATAAGTAACTATATATAATGATGAATCACTTGGATCAACTATATAACTTTTTGTTAAGGATTTGAATGAATTGTTGTTATTTACTATTCCCGGAAAATAAGTTGTACTTGATATATTATAAGCATTATTTATGTTTACTTTATATTTAAACTCTTTCATTATACTTACGTTATATGTATAATTTTCTGGAAATATATTGGTTGCATTTGTAAGTGAATTAAAATTCCATGTTGTTATATCTTGATTAAAACCAGAAGCTCCTTGAAACATACCGGACATGTCTGTTACATTAGTTGTATTCCAATTACCAATCGGTTGATTAAATGCTGCTGCATTACTAAACATACCTGACATATTTGTAGCCTTGCTTGTATTCCAATTACCAATCGGTTGATTAAATGCTGCTGCATTACTAAACATACCTGACATATTTGTAGCCTTGCTTGTATTCCAATTACCAATCGGTTTATTAAATGACGCTGCATCTTGGAACATACCTGACATATTGGTTACGTTTGATGTGTTCCAATTTCCGATATCTTTATCAAACGCGGCCGCACCCTTAAATATTCCCGACATATTCACAACACCACTTGTATCCCAAGTTCCAATATCAGAATTAAATGATGATGCATTTTGAAACATTCCTGACATATCAACTACTTTACTGGTTTTAAAATCGCTAATATTCCCATTAAATGCGGTCGCGCCATTAAACATGCCACTCATATTAGTAACATTGCTTGTATTCCAATTGGTCCTAGAAGACATGATATATAATATATTATTACAATATATTATATAAAAAGTGAAACTATATTGTAATATCTTGATTATAACTTGTAGCGCCATAAAACATATTACTCATATTTGTAACATTACTTGTATTCCATGAACTGATAGATCGATTAAAACTGGTTGCATTATAAAACATATTACTCATATCGGTTACCAGACCGGTATTCCATGAACCGATTGGTTGGTCAAAACTGGATGCTCCATAAAACATACTACTCATATTTTGCACTTTTCCTGTATTCCACGAACCAATATTTTGATTGAAATTAATTGCATTTTTAAACATGTTTCTCATATCTGTAACATTACCTGTATTCCAAGAAGAAATGTCTACATTAAATACCTGAGAATTCATAAACATACCATTCATATTAACTACTTTTGATACATCCCAATCTGCAATATTCGATAAATTGCTATTCGCACCATTAAACATATTTGTCATATTTGTATTCGATAAAATAATAGGCACATCTCCTGCAGTTATTGAACCATTAAAATTAGCAAACGCACTGGTTGAACTTCTACTTAAGTGCATTCCTCCAAATTGTTTAATATCCAATGTAGCGTGCGATTTATATACTCCACTTGATTGAGATAACAGTAATCCATCATTTGTACTACCATTATCATTAAACGCATCCCACGTAATTGTAACAGTTGTAGTACCACTAACACTTGCTGCAACAATTTTTAAATTAGTGAAAGAACCATTTGTATTTTTTATTGGACTTGTACTTGCATTGTATATATTTTGTTGTACAGAAAATATGAATTTATTCGGATATACTACTTCTAAATTCGCTAAACGAATTAATATTGGCGCCTTAACAATACGATTAATATTGGTTAAACTGGATGTTGTCGATATACTATAATAATTATTATATTCAAATGAACTCTGTTGTGATGACATTAAACTACTTAAATAACTTGAGGATGAACCAATATTATTTATTGGCAAATAAGCTTCTGCTGCAATATTCAGATTCAAAGTAATCTGCATTCCATTTGGAATAAAAATCAAATCGCCTGACATAAAACCATCTCCGACGCCATAGTTATAATTAAACGAAGGGTCTGCTGCATTATTACTTCCATTATTACCAGAAGGATCACGATTTCCAAATATATTTCCATCTACAGCATATCGTAATAATTTATTGATATCTGATATGGTAATCGAACCCGATAAATCTGTTTTATATATACCATTTTGTGAAGATGTATTGGAAGTCGTTATTAAGTTAAATAACGTCTGGGTGTTAAAAATACCACCACAAATATCATACGTTGTTCCTTTATTGAAAATTGATGCAAATCCGCCGGAATATCCAAAATACATATGAATATAATTCACAAAATCACTATAAAGAGTACTATATCTTCCTACGCTTACTATTTGTTTCTTAGCAGTTAAACCATTTATTATATCACTGGATTGTATTGTTATACTATCATTATTAAATGTTTCTGTAGAAGCATTATACGAAGTACTTAAAACAATCGAATTTGCTGCATCTTTTGTAATTCCTAATTTTTTATTAAAAATACTTACATCCAATACAAGTTGTATAGCATTTGTCATATCATATGTATTAAAACTCGATTCTACCAATTGTTCTATTGTTTGAAATCCTTGTTCCATTACAAACCCACCTGACGCAGTGAACGCAAAATATCTACCAACATAAACATAACTGGTATCTACTATATGGGTTGCATTTCTAGATACATCAATTGGCATCTTGATATAATATATATTATATATAATATTATAAATATGATTGATACAATTATACTTAAATATTTTATATTATACGTTAAAATCATACCCAACCCAACCAGTTAAAATATATTTATTGTTAGAAACTGGCATAATTCCTCTGTGTACATATGTCCAAGTCGCTGGAAATAATAATAATTTTCCTGCTTCCGGTTTTATCTTTCCGTACAGAAACTCTGTTTGGCCTCCTACATCAACATCATTTAAATACCATATAAAAGTAAAATACCGCATTCTTCCTGTATCATCAACCACAAAGTCATTATGCCATACATAAAACCCGGTATTTTTATCATATTTTTGAATTTGATAACCAAAATCAGTTATGCTATAATCACCCTTGTCGTTATCAATACGCCGAGTAGTATTAATTATTTGTGATATAATGACTAAAGGGCGATTATCATTACCATTAACTAATATTGTAGTGAATAAATATTTTTTCAATGCATTTGATAATGCATCACATAGTATTTCATCTATACTATTCCATTCAGGTAATTTAGTTATAACTAAATCAGTAGTAAACTTAACATTTCGGTCTAAACCTTTAGATACTACTCCTTCACTTCTTCTTTCATCATTTTCAAATTTAAATATTATTTCATTACAGAAATCTCGAGATAAACTGTTTTTTTCTATATAAATAAACTTATCATCAATTTCTTTTTTGTTTAAAAAATTAAAAATATTAATAGTGAATAAATAACTATAAATTTCATATATGAAATATAAAATACTGCTTATTGGAAAGACGTTTAAATTATTTAACATTGATTATTTTTATTATAAAAATGTTTTTATATATTTTTCAATAAATTATAATAAATTTATTTTATACCAATCCAACCGACTATAATATATTTATTATCTGAAATAGGCATTACACCTCTATGTAAATACGTCCATGTAGAAGGGAAAAATAATATTTTGCCGGTTTCAGGTTTTACTTTTTCATAAACAAATTCAGTTTCACCTCCTACACTAACATCGTTTAAATATAATATAAAACTAATATAACGAATACCTTCTGTATAAATAAAATCGTTATGCCACACATATAACCCTTCTTTTTTTCTATATCTATGAATCTGAATCGTTAGAATATCACAATGTTCACGAATAAAATTATCTGCAAATATTTCTTGGTTGTTAGTTTTATCAATAATATTTTTTAAATATTGGTCGAGATATGAATGTATTTTTATAGATAAATCACTATATATATCTTTCCATTCATCTGAATTTATAATTTCCACACCAATTGTGTTTCTTATTTTAAAATTTATACCCATACCAGTTATTCCTGGTATTTTATTGTTACTATTTTCAAACATTGTTATAATTTCTTTACATAATTGTTTTGATAAAACATTTTTTTCTACATAAATAAAATCGTCTTTTATAATACCAGTAGTTTTTATAAAAAAATCTTTCATACCGATCATATAAAAGTATATAATTTCATAAATATACAAGAAACAATTTATTAAAAATATATGCATTTCCAAATAATATAGTAAGTAATATATTTTTATATAACTTACTATAACTTATTATACAAAATATTGGTTCATAAATTCATCTATTTCCATGATCGATATACCTAATTTTTTGGCTTGTTCTATTTTTACAGTTGTTTCTGTTTTATCTTTAACTATAACAACAAACGTATTCTTATTAACAGCAGCACCAACCTTTGCACCTATTTCATTTAATTTACTTTCCATACTTTTATCTCGGAACCCAGTCATAACAATGATTTTATCATATAATGGATGCGTGTTATCGATTTCTGTTTTTGTAGAAGGTGGTTCAATATTCAATTTATATTCTAATCCACATTCTTTCATAAATTCTAAAAACATAGGTATATGTTCTACAAATGACTTGGCTGTTTTTGTAGCCATACCCTTTATTTCTGCCAATTTTTTAACATTGCGTTCTCCATCTTTTAATACATTTGGGTATTCTTTTAAAATCAATTCTATTTTTATATCACTAAAACCGCGACCAAACATATTGGATGCTGCCATGATTTTTGCCAAAGATGCTTTTTCTATTTTTTCACGAATACCTTGTGATAATTTTGTCGCAGTAGCTTCTTGAAAACCATCCACTTTCAAGAAATCCGATTTTTTCATATGTATTATTTTTGGTATTGTATTATAGCCAGCTTTCACCAGTTTGGTTACATTACCTGGACCCAAGCCATCCACTTCAATACCTTTGAAAAATCCAGCAATATTTTTTTCCAAAACTGTTTCATCTTGTGATAGGTCTTTTAATAGAATATCAATATGTGTATCATTCCATACATATTCTACATCTGGCATTTTCGGTTCTCTCGCTGGTGTAATTACTGATTTTATATACGGTATAACATCTCCACTTCGTATCAATTGAATAATTGCTCCTACTCCAATTTTATTTTCATTAATAAACGCAGCATTGAATCCTGTAGCATATTGAATAATAACGCCCCCTAATTTGATAGGTAATATCTGAACTCTTGGTTTCAAATAACCATCTTTGGATGCAGTCCATATTACATCCACTACATGAGCTTCTGCGACTTGGTCGGATAATACCATTTTAAATGCAAATGCGTGTTTTGGATTTCCAGGTACACGTGGGTATACTTTATCGTCAATTACAATTACACCATCGATTTCGTATAAATATGTTTTACGCCAATCTTGGAGAACTTCCGACAAAGATTCATTACTAATCGAAGGCAATGTTGTATTTTGTACAACTTCTACATCCATTTTGGATAATCGTTCCATTTGTTGAGAAGGAGTTAAATTCTCAGGAACAATTACTTCATAAGCTACAAAATGAATGTCTTCTACCTTTTCGCCAACTGTTTTTTGGTTAACAATGCCTGCTACTAAATTACGTGGATTTGCAAATTTTTCTTCGTATTTAATCTTAAATATCTGTTTCGGTATAACAAATTCACCTCGGATAACAATGTTTTTATCTTTTGGTAATCTCAAATACGGTATCATATGACTAATATCTTGGCCTACTTTACCATCCCCTCGAGTATACAGCTTGGGCGTATCTCCTTCCGTTGAATACAATCCACTTACTCCATCTAATTTACAAGATAACGTATATGGTCCCGTATATTTTTTCATCCAATTTGGTAAAATTCCAGCATCCGGTTTTATTTTGTCCATGGACGCCATTTCATACGGCAATTTCACTTTATTTTTTTCTACGATTCCTCCGACATTCTGGAGAACTTGATTCTTAGGATACTTTTTTTGTGTGAATTCATACAAAATATCATATTCGTTGTCTAACATAATAGGTTTACCTTCACAATGGAATGCATTGTTTGCTGCGTCAATCATTGCACTTAATTGTTTTTCTGAAAGAGATTCAAGTGTTTTTATACCATCTTTTTTGAATGATTCTACCAAATTGAAAACGGTCGGATTTGATATATTTTTACACACGGTTGTTGTATCAACGCGATCATCTGACGGTTTTATAACAATTCTTTTCTTCACTGTTTTACGAATCTTGATCGGAGAACTTGGTTCTTCGCGTTCTGATTTTTCTTGTATTTTTTCTTTTTCCTCGGTTTTTTTTATAATTATATCACGACCATCAATTCGTTTTTCTGGTTTCTTGTATTCTAATCCCAAAAAATCGAATATCGATTTTTCATCTGTAAATTTGTGGTCGACTAACCCTCCTTTCTTTTTTCCTTCCATAACTGACATTCCATGCTCATTTAATGTATATTTCATAGAAAGAGCATGTTCTCTCATCGTTGTATTAAATCCTTTACTTCCAGTGAAATACAATATGGAAAATGGGAATTCTTCGGGAGTTGTATATAAAAAGTCTACTCGTCGAGCATATTCTATACCCGATAATTTAGCGACAACCAGACATTTTGAATTTCCTCTTGAGAGAACTTCCAATATAACACCTTTTTCTATCAAATTATCAATAAATACTTTAAATACAGTTGGGTCATTGGATGTAATTATTACATCAATGTCTCCAGAACTGGATAATCCACGTCGATAACTACCGACAATTTCGAATTTTGCGTTTTCGTCCGTTTTAGGAAACATGTTCTCAAATACCTTTTTATATTCTTCTATTTCAGAACGAGGAATACGTTGTAGAATATCGTTATAATACTTTAATCCAATAATTTGTTTATCATTGAGAACTTCTGATTTACGATTTTCTAATTCAGATAGTGTAGTAATCCCCTTTTCTACCAATTCCTCGGCTTTTTTTTCACCTACGCCGTAAATATCCTTGAACACGTCCATTGCCTTCTTTTTGGCAATTAATTCTTTTTCTTCTTCTAATATACGCAATGTTCCGTTTTTTTCATAATCAATTAATTTGCTATAGATTGCACTACCAATTCCCTTTTGACCGTTCAATTGTTCTGGTGATCTTATATCACCTACAAAATTACTTATAGTATCGCGTGCATTATCATATGCCTTCATTCTCATAAAGTCCTTTCGCGTTCTCATTACATAAGACAATACTGTCATTAATTCAATGAATTTTTCGTTAAGTCTAGGTAGCTGGGTATTTGATTGTTTGCCTAACATGGTTTCTTCTATTGTTTCCTTTTTAATTGGTTGTTTTTTCTTATAAGTTCTTCGTGGTTTCACTTCTTTTGGTGTATTATCTAAATAATCATTTTTTTCCCTTTTTTTGTAAGTTTTCCGTGGTTTATCTGGTTCTTCATTCATAGTATATATTTGAAAAATAAAAAATAACTGATTATTTTCTTTAGATACAATATATTGTTGTACTCATGCGACTAAAATTAAATGCGTCCCCTTTAGAAGTAATTCTATTTATTTTATTCGTATTTTATTTAGTTTTTCAAGTTAAAACTCCAGCATTTTTGGCTAAGTTAATTAGTTCACCAGTTGGTATGGTTGTTGTATTATGCTTTGCAGTATATATGTTTTTATATACTCATCCAATTTTAGGTATTTTATCTATTTTTGTAGCATATGAAGTTATTCGCAGAAGTTCTCTGATAACTGGCAAAGTAGTATTAGCACAATACACTCCAACCCAACCTAAAATTGACGCAGAAATCAAAGCGATGAACCCACCAAAAGAAAGAACTTTGGAAGAAGATGTAGTAGAACAAATGGCTCCTATTGGTAAAAACGAACCAGCTGGATATGTAATGACTTCATTTAAACCAGTAGCCGAAGATTCTCATGGAGCATCTATAATTTAGAAGTTTATTTTACACCCTTGAAGAATTAAAATGGGATAAAGTCCCGTTTTATTTTTAAGAGTCATTACCGATAACCAGTTAAAATGGGACACTTTGTGTCTCATTTTAAATCTTCAATGGTTTAAACATAATACATCATACATAATACTCCATATACAATTCCAACCAATGGAAATATAATTGTGAAAAGATTAACAATATAAATACTATATTTTTTTTCATAAGCTTGTATATCAGATATACTAACTTCTAACAAATTACCATCAGTTATTTTTTTAAATTCAATAATCAAGATACTTATTATTAAAAATAATATTATATTTATAGCATAACCAATGTATCCATATGCGGTGGTATCTTGTTTATTTTTATTATATTGCCCAATGCCTACAAAAAACAAAATATATGCAATCAAATAAATAATTGAACGAATTATCAATTCCCAACCTACTACTGTTTGTGCATTGCTAAAATTTTTAAATATGAATGAATATGCTGGTGGTACAATAAAAAAACTTACGATAAGCATCAAAAACGTCGATACTAAATATATTGCGGTTGTAAATTGCGTAATGTATTTTTGTGGAACTTGTTGATTTAATGCTACATCATAAGAAGCAACAGTATCACCTTCAATTGTAGCTACCGAACACTCTAGATAATCACCGTTATCAAGTAAGATATTACCATTATCAACTGGAGGACCAGTAGGACCAGTAGGACCACCAGAACCAGCAGTACCAGCAGTACCAGTAGGACCAGCAGTACCAGTAGGACCAGTAGGACCAGTAGGACCAGTAGGACCAGTAAGTCCTTCTACTATATTTATTTCACCTATCATATTTTCCACATAAGCGTTTGAAAAAAATGGATTGGATATATTTTTTAGAATATCGAAATTCGATTTACATGAAATTGGATTTTTAAATATAATAATAGTACAGTCATCTAATTTCGGACCAAATTCACTATTTGGTTCATGATAAATATACTCGTTATTTTCTGGAACTATATCATTTAATTCTATTTCTAAATTTGTATTCACATTCGATTCTATTATTTTATCAATGATATTTGAATGTGATTTTGCATTGGATTTTAATAAAAAACACAACAAAACCTTGTTATTTGATTTTGAATTTGTAATTGAATTATTTTCAACTACTAATTCTGCATCAAACTCAGAAGTAATTCCAGAACCAAATCCAAACAATGAATTTTTGTCAATATATTTATTTGAAATTGAATTAGTTTTACTAAACAAATATAATTTGGTTGATGTATATTTTGTATCATGTGATCCATTACTAATAATTAAGTTAGGGTTATTTGGTTTTCCTACAAAATACAACTCATTTTTATTTATTTTTTTTGTTAAAACATTATAATAGTTATATTGTAATTCTGGCTTAGTTTCTTTTTTATCAAAAAATGACATTTGTTTTATATCTTATAAATAGAAAACAAATAATGTAAATATATTTATTACTTTATTCGAAAATTTAATATAATATTATACTGCACCAGAAGGGGCAGAACGAACAGGATGACTTATTTCAAATTCTGTAATATCATGTTTTCCAGGAATTAATGGATATTCTTTAAAATATTTTTTATCATTTATTCCCAAATTTAATCTATGCAATGATTCTTCAATATCACGATATGGTTTAACTATCATTGTATCATATATATTTTCTGGAAAATCCTTAATCGTTTTTAAATCATATAATAATACAGGTTTATTATCATATTTTAATTCAGAAGGGTATACTACTATTTGCAATTTATCGCCACCTTTCGTTTTTTTTATAGTCCTCCTCCTCCTACGTTTATTTGTTTTTTTTTTATATTTTCGGTTATTTTTATTAGTTTGTTTCATTATACTATATACAGATTTTTTTATAATATTCAAGGATTAAAATAACGACTCCTTAATTCTTCAACGTATTTATCAGGTATTCTATGTTTTTTGAAAAAATCGATTTTCTCTTTCGTGTTTTTAAATTTAATATCATCCGTTTTTCCAGTAAGCATTGTAATTGTGAAAAATAAACTATACATACCACATTCGGTATTCCCCTTTTGATGTTCTAGCGGATAATTTTCATAATATTTAAAATAAATCGGTTTCTTTAATTTTTTTCCTTGTTCCATAACACGGTTTACTAAACGTTTCATTTCTATAGGGGTTTTATTGGCAGCACTGTCAAAATAAAAAATAATTTTATCTTTAATATCAATAAACATGGATACCCAATGAGAACCATCTTGTGTATGTTCATCTAAATTAAATACAATTCCTATTTTTGTAATTTTATTATCAATATGTTCTTTTAATGAAAATTTGCATAATTCTTCTTCTACACAACGGTTTACATTTTTCATTTTAGAATCAAAGTCAATAAACGTGGTTCCAATCAATTTAAAATTTGTATATTTTTCTTCATATTGTTCGAGAACATCCATAATGTCAAAATTGGTAAGCCAAGCGTTCTTATCTTCTTTCCATTCATATGGTTGTTTTGGAGCAAAAATATGTGCATAAATATTTTCACGCATTTCAATATCGTCGATTTGCTTTAACCAGCAATCTTCTTTATCGCAAAGCGTTAATCTATTTTTAAGTTCAATCCAAATATCATATGGGTTTGTAGTTGTAATTTGTTCTGATAAATGATCGTTATTATATGCGCGTTTTATTTTATATAAAATTTCAGGTGTTAAACAACTATCTGAACGAATCGTTTTCCCTTCGACTGCTGGACTACAATTCATTTTGTTTATTTTTCTAGTTTTATTATTTTTGTTTTGATTTTTTGTTTTTTTATTATATTTCGTTTTTTTATTATTGTATTTTATTCCAAAAAATGAATACATTTTATATTACAGTATATATATACATTAATATAAAATTTGTTATATAATATATTACTAAAACTGAGAACATAAAAAAATACAATATATAAAGTTCTCAATATATTTTGTTTTTTTACTATAGTATTCATTAAAAAAATATTTCAATTTTTCTAAGTTTTTGATATATTTTTTTTACTTTTTATGTTTTTTGGTTATTTTGTATAAAATTTTTATATAGTGGAATTTAATCGCGTATGAAATGAGGTTTCATGTACCTTTGCATATTGAAGTAGGTAAGTTCATCAGTAGGGGGTATTCTAAGAAGCTTACGAAGCTTTGCGTCGGGATTGATTATGCGGCCGTTTTTACTATCTTGAAGTTTGTTAACCGTAATATATCCATTAATTAATTTACTTACATCAACACGAGTAAGTTGAGTTCCAACTGGCACCTTTAAGAACTTGGCAAGCTCATCAGAGATTCGGGTTGGAGTAATAAATCCCGATGGAACTCTTGTTAGAAGAGTACTTGTGCTTCTATTTAGTTTTGGTTCGACTCTTGGTTCGACTCTTGGTTCGACCTTTTCCAAAGTAGGACGAGAAACGTTGTATCTATAAACTTTTCCGGATCTTGTTTGCATCTTGTATAATAATAAATAGTACTTTATACCTATAATTATTTGTATTTTTTTCATTTCAATTTTTCTACATTATTCTCAAGACAACCGCGTTTTTCATCTTTTTCCAGAAAAAGCTCTCAAGTCAGAATTCATATAATTCGTTTTTTTCGCACCCTTACCCCAAAATGATTTGGTAGGTTCTTTATTGTGATGGTTGTCGTCTATATTCAAAAATAATGTATCTTCGTCCGCGACATTGGAAGAATCATGATCGACATTTTCCAATTCTTTCATTTCGAAATATTGAATACAACTTCTTACATAATCATTAAACATATCATCTAAATGGGTTGTAATTTGCGTATTCGGATTATTGCAATAATCATTCGTAATTTGCATGATTTGGTCTTTGTATTTATTTATTTTTCGATAATGATCCATATGTTCTTCGTATTTCTTCGGATCAGATTTAGATAAATATTTATTATATTGGCTTTTGTTTGTTAAAAACTCCAAAGTAAGTTTATCCACGTGTTGATTCGTTGATTTTTGAATCATATTTGTATCTTCATTTTTTGTATCTTCATTTTTTGTATCTTCATTCGGTTCAATGTCGTCCATATGTATAACTTTGGATTTTATATTTTATACGTTTTCTTTTTGTATGTTTTTCGAATGTGTTTATTTTTTCTTTTAGATGATATTTTTTGGTTTAATTTAGAACCAGCGCGTTTCTTATTAGTAATACGCCTTTCAGGAGAAAGTTCAACTGGGATTGATTCAATTGGTGGTAATTGGGGTCTTCTCATAATACTTGATTCTATACGCGATAAGAACGTATTTTTTATATCTCCTTCAACTTTTCCTATTTTTAGAGGTTCTCCTAAATTTATGTCTTCATTATTGTCAATACTTTGCAACGGATTAAATACATCAGCATTTGTTAAAGGTACAAGTTCATTCGTATAATAGCGAACATCTTCACTAGGAACATATTTTGCATTGTTTATTTCATTTACCTTAGCTTCTTCTATTATATTATTGAATGAATTTTCGTTATTTTTATACATTTTATTTTTCACGGCATCTCTTAATTTATTCCAACGTCTTCTAGTAAATAAATAACCCAGCCGATTAGGTGGTCGTATTTTTTTTGGTATTAGCGATCTATCCATATACATAATAGTTATATTATATCCAAAAGTGAATATTTTACTAATTGTAGTAAATTCCTGAGAAAAATATCCTTATAATAGTATATACAATATACTATATAATGTCGTCAATTAGTTCACAAACTGTACAAACAAACTTAGGAGGACCATATAATGGATTTTCCGCAAAACAAACAGTTACTAATTATAAGAGTTCTGATCAAGTTATTGCTCGCAGAATTTTACGCAGTGCTTGGAATACACCATATGCAACTGGAACCTACAATGGCAGAAAAAGAGCTATTGGTGAATTTCGTGCTGTTAATAATTTAGGTGATTTTTTAAACAGACAAAATTACTCTTGTGGAGGTTCAAATCAAGTTAACCAAGATAAACCAGGTCGTGGACAATCAATCGGTTCTATCCCTCAACAGTGTGATGCAACAGGTGTTCCTGCATCTATTTGCAATACGCGTTTTGTGCCAGATTCATCTGACTATATCAGATACAGGAAACAGCGTGCTATGAACCAAAATTACAATGATTTGAAAAATGGTGGTGATCGTAATAATGGCGATTATGTTCCATTAATGCATGTAAGACGTCGTTAATTTTTTATCATATATAAATATATAATAAAATGAATAAATATTTAGTTGAATTTGTAGGAACTGCTTTTTTTGTTTATGTAATTTTAGCTACAGGCAATCCTTTAGCAATTGGTGCATCATTGGCATTAGTTATATTATTGGCTTCAAATATATCTGGAGGACATTTCAATCCAGCAGTATCAGTCGTAATGGCTTCATTGAATAAAATTCCCACATATGATTTAATTCCATATATTCTATCACAAGTTTTTGGTGGATTAGTCGCACTGGAAATTTATAAAAGATACAGAATATAAGTACGTATACAAATATAAATATTTATCACAAAATGTATGTAAATATTTATTTATTCTTATTCAAAAAACGATAAACGATATATAAACCTACTACAGTTAATCCGCCTAAGTAAACCGTTAAAATGGATTGATTTATATTGGTTTTTTTTTCATTGTTATCGGATTCTTTATCTACAACATAATCTTTATCCGAATAATCATTGTCATCATGTTGGATTTCGTTAATATCATATAAATGTAATGGATATGACCGCGATATTCCAATATCGTGATAATACAATTTTTTATTCATATCGTCGCATGTTTTATCGTGCGGTTTATCTTCAGTTTTATGTTTCGTCATGTCCTGCATATTTTCTTTAACTGTTTCTTTAACAAAACAAGGTTCGCATCCACTTTTTCCTTTATACGTTTTACAACGATTTGGAAAAGCAGTACAATCCATTTTCTTATAATCACCTATACCAATTGTTTGGCGAACAGTATCTCCATCTGCATTACTCTTCATTTCTACTTCTACCATTTTATCACTGTCTAATAAAGAATATGGATTAATACTATCAACTGTAGCTTTTGCTGAATACAATAATCCCGTATTTTGTAAATTAAGTCTGCGATCTACATCTTTTGGATATTTCATATTATCCACGGATACATATCTATCTGTTTTTTCGCCGTCCTCATTATAAACACCATCTACTTTTGAAAAATAACGATTACCCAATGGTTCGCCTTTGGTATCTACATTAAAAGCACCAGTTTTTCCAGAATATAAAGCATTATTATATTGTTTGAATGCAGATAATGTCGCATCAATTGATTTATCGTCTCCTTTATCAGTAATGCCCATTTCAGTTGGATTTTTTATATAACTATCAGGTTTATCTGGTATAATAGACATAGTTAGTTATAAATTATATAATATTAAACTATATTTATAATATTAATATTACATAAAAAATTTTATTTTTTCTTTATTTTTTAGAATAAATTTTTATTTATTGATCTTGGTAATCCATGACCAAATAAAATCATATATACTAATATTAATGCTGCTAACAAAATACTTCTATTTTCAGCAACAATCTGTCTTTGACCAAGTATAAAAAACATAAAGATGTATAATAAAACACCAATTACCAAAGAATGCAACAACATCATTCGCCCGTTTTCCATTTTTATGTATTATAATTAGAAAAAAATGGAAAATTCTACATCATCTTATCTTTATATATTTCTAAAGTTCGAGCACTTGGGTCCGTAGCCTTAACATATTTTGGCATCCAAAAATAGGGAACTATATTTGCATATCCAGGATAGTATTCTTCAAATAGCATACGATAATATATTTGTTCCGATGTGGTTGGTGTATTTATACAATCGATTTTTTCCTTCATCGCATTATATTTTAATTTTAACCCTTTAAAATTATCTACCTTTGTATCAATATGTTCTTGAATAATCATGTATAATGACTGATTTTGACCACTTACGCCATCACTAAATGCTTCTTTTGTTCTCCATAATACTTTTTCAGGTAATAAATGTGTGCTTTCGTTATGTTCGTGTGAAAATGCCAACCGCAATAAGAATTTTTCCATGTTTTTACATGGGTGTCTAAAAAATTCACCAGAATGATATCGATATTGTGGTGGAATAGACAAATAATATTGTGTCCAAGCCCTATCCAAAAAAGGCGTTCTTGGTTCTAAACCATGAGATGATATACATTTATCAGAACGCAAAACGTCGAATGCATATATATTATCTAATAAACGACGACATTCTTTATCAAATTCAATTGCATTTGGTGCGGAACTCATATACAAATATCCTCCAATCAATTCATCTGATCCATCACCATTAAAAATTACTTTAGCTTTGCTGTTTTGAGAAATATATTTACCTAATAAATAATTACCAATACTTGCACGAACACTGGTCGTATCATAGCTCTCAATCGCGTATATTACTTCTGGTATAACACTTAAAAAAAAATCTTTAGTCAATATAATTTCTCTATGAATTGTTCCCAAATGTTCTGCAACTATTTTCGCATATTTTAAATCTTCTGAATCGGCCAATCCTATACTGTATGTCTCTATCATGGGTAAATTGTTTTTTTTATGAAATTCACATACCAGAGCAGCGACTAAACTGCTATCCAATCCTCCTGATAATAAACACGCTATAGGACGTTCAGTATTGCAACAACGTTTTTGAACAGCCAATCGAAGGTATTTTTGAATGTTTTTTAGGATATTGTTTAATTCATTGGTATGATTTTGTTTGTTGTCAAAACTAATTAATTCAGTGAATCCAGTTGAATGATATTTAATATTTTCTTTTAATGGTTTCCAATAAGATAATACTTTATGAGTAAAATAATATTCACTATACGTTCCCGGTTGGAATTGAAGAATATCATACACATTTTCTATTTTTATGGTATTATTACATAATCCAGACAATACCTTCAACTCTGATGCAAATCCCAATATATTTTCATTTGTGTTTTGCATTCCAAATAATTTATTCTTCAAAAAATATAATGGTCTTACACCATACGGGTCTCTTGCTACAAATATCTTAGATTCTCTCGAATTACAATTATCATCCAATAATACAAATGCAAATACACCATCTAGTATTTTCAATGTATATTCTATTCCAAATTTTTCATATAAATGAATTATAATTTCACAATCGGACTCTGTTTTAGGTGTTATATCTGGTAATAAACCATATAATTCTTTATAATTATAAATCTCTCCATTACAGATGAGAGTTATATTATTTACTTTTATAGGTTGATTTGATTCTGTATTTAGACCGTTAATCGCTAATCGATGAAATCCAAATTTTGTTTTTAATGATACGTTCTGTAATGTAGAGAATTCAGGACCTCTATTTTTGCCTTTTTCAAATTGTATTTGAATCAAATCGTCTGGAATACAATTTTCATTATTTAGTAATGCAAATATACCACACATCTATTTTATTTATGTAAAGGACAGACTATTGTTATATATAGATAAATCTTTATATGCATATTACTATACAAAAAAATTGTATACATATAGTAGATATAGTATGATCAACACTATTATAATATTATTATTAGTAATAATCATAATTTTTTCTATAGGAATTTCAGTGAAAACAAAAGAAGGGTATGTTGATTTCATGGCACCAAATCCAGATATTGTTAAGGATATTAGACAAACTTCGGATTCAGATAAAATGATAATTCTATTTGAAGTTTATTCGAACGTTCAAAAACACGAAAAAGCAATGACTATTTATGACCCTGCGTACAAACCAATTGAAGTTAAAATGAATCCTAAAAACAGTATTTTAGATAATATTAAAAGACTTTATCCAATTCTATATAAACAAGACAAGGAATTGATAATTTTAACAAAAAATGAATATGTTCCTAGTAAAACATTGCAACAATTAATGGACGGTTCTTTGATAAAACCAATGAAAGATGATTTAACAAAAATAATGAATTATCCATCCCGTCCAATAATGGATCAACCCGAGACAGATATTCCCACAATATTAAATAATGCAAAGAGATACGAAAGGAAAGCGAATGATATCGAACGGATAAGACAAAGAAAAAATGATTTAAGTAATACTGCACAAAATTATAGAAATGCAGCAAATGAAAGATATGAAGCTGCTAACCGTTCGGATAAGAGTTCACGTTATTACATTGGGACAAAGCGCGACAGACTACGACGCGAAAGAGATGACAGAAGAAGAGAAGGCGACCGTAATATGGAATTAGCAAATCGTTTTCAGCGAAAATCTGATAAAATTATTGTACCTGATGAGAATATGAAAAAAGATTTTTTAGATAAAGCAAAAGAATTGAAATTGGATGCGGTAAAAAAAGAAATATTGAATATTCCTGGATTTAAAATACCAGTTGATACAGCTCCAAGAATTACAAAGGAGGACATTGATTCACGTATTGAAACAGCTACTTTGTTTCATTTAACAAAAATAATTAAATATCATGATTTTGCATTAGAAAAAGTATCAAAAAATGCTGAAAATTATATTAAAAAGATTTATGAAATTCCTATAGAATTATAAAATCTATTCGGTGTTTGTATCTACGTCCTCATCTACGTCCTCATCTACGTCCTCATCTACGTCCTCCTGTTCCCATTGTTCTTCCAGAGATTCCCACGTAGATGACATGAAATCATTTAATTCACTATCAATTTTTTTTTGTAATTCTGTTAATTCTTCTTTATTGGATGGCATGTCAAATACTTCATCCATCTCGCCTTCACCTGCATATATACATCTTCCGAAAAATTCACATCCTAATTCATAATAATAAGATGTGGTTTCAATCGAAAAGTTTTTGTTCATTATGCTATATACTCCAGTTGGTGGGCTCCAAGCAGTATCAAATGACAATTCGATTACATAATTAGTATCATCTTCGTTTCCAATCTCTAAATCATGCGGAGGCCATTTAGTATGCCATATAGCTACGGCAGATTTATAGTCCCATCCATCTTCGGAATCTTCTTCTGAATTTACTGGTGCGAAAGTTTGGAACCATTTGTTATTTTTTATTGCGTGTAATAATTTATCATATACATCTTTAGATGGACATGTTAATATAGTTGAGTTATAACACCAGTTTGGCATGATATCTTATTCAAATTATATAATTGATTATATATATATAATAATTATAATCAATTTTTTTACAAATATTTTTTTACAAATATTTTTTTACAAATATTTTTTTACAAATATTTTTTTACAAATATTTATATATGATATTTATATATGAATTCGAATCCATTTGAAGATAATACAATACAAAAAATACAAGAGAATGGAATATATTATTATATATTGCCAGAAGGATTTTCGTTATTTAAGGCTACACAAAACTATGATATTCGTAGTAAAGGATTAAAATTAGATCCGACTGGATCGTATTTTTTCGGTGTGAAAAATATGCATCCAGACTACATAGAGTCATATGAAGAAGAGTATGGTATTATATTTGAATTCAAAACACGTCGCGAATATAAATTATTAGCATTAGATGAAATTGCTACACAACAATATATATACGATGTCGCTGCTCCTGAAATACAAGATATTTTAGTAAAAAATTATGGATATAATAATGAAAATCGCAAATTAGTACGCGATTCCGAAAGCGATAAGGATCACATATTGTCTCAATATTTATGCAGTAATAATTATGATGGATATGCAGTACATAATATGAGTACAGATAGATATGGTTTATTTCATGACGAATTTATGATATGTAAAATGGATGGTATAAAATATGTTAAACAAATTACAACGGATGAAGAAAAAATACAAAACATCTTACAAAATGCTGAATTAAAGAGACATGCAAAAAATATGAAGGAATTAAAAAAACAAAATCAACAAACTTTTTTTGACAGTTCTCCAATTAAGGGAATAAAAACAAATTTATTTGGAGATGATGATGAAGATGATGAAGAAGAAAATAAAGGTGGGAAGAAAAAACGTACTTATAAAAAACGATCAAATAAAACACGAAACATAAGTAAAAGACGAAAAACTAGTAAAAGAAATGCTCGACGACGACACCGATAATTTATTACACTAATATTACATTCTCATTACCTAATGCATAAACTAATGAATCATATAATAATTTTTGTTCTTTTTCTGTAAAATTTATGTATGTTTCTGGAACTAAATATTTTTTACTCCATCGTAATTGTTTTATTTTTCGATTCGCATCGCACATTATATCTTTCATGTAAGGAATTGCAAGTTTGAAACCACCTTCACATCGATCTAATACTTCTAATGGTTCTTCATCAATTGGTTTATTTGAATTATAATATTCTAAAATCTTTTGTAAATCTTCATATTCAATTATATCGACAAGCACTTTGATTTGCATTTTATAGGCTATTTTGAATAATATATTTATATAAAAAATATTATTCAATCAATTTTTGTAATTATACTAAAAATCAACATTGAAATCGAAAATTTTATCGTCTTTTTTGCAATTCGACATGGCATATTCAGAATTGGTTCTTTCAAAGAAATTGGTTTTTGTCTCTACACTAATTAATTCCATAAAATCAAATGGATTTCCCGAACTATATATCTTATCATATCCAAGTTGAACAGAAAGACGGTCAGCTACAAATTCAATGTATTGTGTCATTAGTTTAGCGTTCATTCCGATCAGTCTACACGGTAAAGCGTCTGTAATAAATTCTTTTTCGATTTCGGTAGCTTCTTTGATGATTTCCATTACGCGTTTCTTATTCACTTTTTTATTTAATTTACTATAAAGTAAAATGGCAAATTCTGTATGCAATGCTTCATCTCTAGAAATAAATTCATTGGATAGAGTTAAACCTGGCATTAATCCTCGTTTTTTAATCCAATAAATTGATGCAAAACTACTACTGAAAAATATACCTTCTACACAAGCAAATGCTATCAATCTTGATGCAAATGAAGAACGTTTATCACCCATCCATTTTTGAGCCCATGCTGCTTTTTTTTGAATACACGGAAAATACTCTAATGATTTAAATAGCTTCATTTTTTCTTCTGGATTTTTGATATAAGTCTCGATTAAAATGGAATACATATCAGAATGAATTGATTCCATTGCACTTTGAAAACTATAAAATGCACGGGCTTCTGCGATTTGAACTTCATTGCCAAAGTTAACATTTAAATTCTCCATAACAATTCCATCTGACGCAGCAAAAAATGCGAGTGTCATACTAATGAAATGTTTTTCATCATCATTTAGACTCGCCCAGTCATTTAAATCTCGAGAAAGATCAACTTCCTCTGGACGCCAAAAACAATCGACTTGGCGCTTATACATTTCATAAACATCATTATATTGTATGGGGAACATGGTGTATCTATCATTTGATTCGCGTAGAATTGGTTCTTCTGCAGAAGTTGACATTTTTTCCTAGATAGTATAGAAAATATACTAGATTTCTTTTTGATAGTTATATTATAATATATGCGTTTAATTGATTTATAAAAAATATTTAGTAGATACTTGATAAATGGTTTGTTTGTGAATATATTATATTATTTTTGCGATTTATATTATACGGTATTATTTATGATACTTTAGTTGTAATAAAAATATGATTATAATCTATAAATAAAATCATGGCAAAGACAAAGGTTGGAAATATGTTAAAGTCTGCACAAAAGACTTTTTTAAAATTGAACTATGGTGCATTATTACATAATTGCTATGTAATGTATTTTGTATTATTTTTAGCAGTAGCTGATTTACTTGTTTTATCTGTAGGTCGCGAATATGTTTTTATTCTAATTTTCTTATTAGTTGGTTATTTAACATCTTTTTTTAGTAAAAATATGATGGTAATTTTAGTTGTCGCAATTGTAGCTACAAATGTTTTAAGATCTGGTAGCGGAATTCGTTTAAGTGAAGGTCTTGAAAACGCAGAAGAAGAAGAAGAAGATAAAGAAAAACCTGTAGAAAGTCTTGAAAATGCAGAAGAAGAAAAAGAAGAAGATAAAGAAAAACCTGTAGAAAGTCTTGAAAATACAGATGATAACAAATCATCGGAAGATGCAAAACCTAAAACAACTGAATCATTTGATTTAAAAGCAAAAAAAGCGACAAGTCTAAGTTCATCTCCAATTGAAGGTTTAGACGTTTTAGGAGACCAAACCGCACAATTAATCTCAACTCAAAAGAAACTAATGGAAAACATGAAAACATTAGAACCTATGTTAACTCAAGCTGAAAAATTTATGAGTCAATTTGAGAACATTGAAAGTAAAGTTAGTGGTAAATAAAGAAATACAAAAATTATATTATGATATTATAGTAGATTATCATAATATTTATAATGGATAAATTATCTTTGGAATATAAAACTTTTATATCTATTTTAGGTATTATTATTATTACATTTTTTGTGTACTTTTTGTTTAAAGAAAAACCAATTCGTGAAGGTATTCCTCCTTTCACAATACCACCGGATGTTATTTTGCCAAATATGCTTACAAACACCATACAAGATGTTAAACGTAATATTAGTTTTTTACAGGCAAATATTACTGCGCGCGTTAATGCAGTAAAATCGCAAATTACTGCTACTAAAAACGCTACCAGAGCGCAAGCTACTGCTATGAAAAATGCAACATCATCAAAATTACTTGCTAACAAAAATGCAGCATCACAAAAATTACTTGCAACAAAAAACGCTATGAAATCAGAAGCTACTGCAACAAAAAACGCTATGAAATCAGAAGCTACTGCAACAAAAAACGCTATGAAAGCTGAAGCTACTGCAACAAAAAATACAGCTATGATAAATTCTAAAGCTGAAATAAGACACAAGAAAAGTGGAAAAAGTGCTTTTAATATAATTACTCGTGTGTTTGGTATTTTCAAAAAGGTATTTTTGGTATTTGCGTTCTTTGGATCTGTATTTACATGGTGTTTTGCAAATATAACATGTGGTTTAGAAATGTTTATGAATTTTAGGCAATGTTTCTTTTGGTATCTATTAGAGATCATAGGACAAACATTGTATTTACCAATACGATTTTTAGTATGGATACTTGGTATTCAAACATGGGAAAAATATGCATGGGATAAAATACAAGCTGTTGATTGTGCATTTTATGATTTAACCGGTGTCCACATTATACATTATTCTGATGATATATTGAAACGTTGCTATAAATGCAATCCAGGACCATTTCCAAAATGGAACATTGATTTAAAAGTTGACTTGAATCCATTTAGTTTCTTAAAGGGATTTTTTTAGAATTACTATAACTATAAAATCCACGTATATTTTATAGCTATGGGTAAAAAATGTATTCCTGGTGTGGTATGTATTGAAAATATGACGTTATTTGTTTTATTAGTAGTCATAGTATTAATCATTTATATTTACTATAACTTGATAATTAAACCAAATATGCATATGGAAAATAGAAAACATGATTATGTAAAAGAATCGCCGAAAATTGTAGTTGTAGCTCCACCTATCAGTTTAGGCGGTATTGCTACAAGAGGGGATGTTTTAACAAATCCTTATATGCCACCATTAAAATCAGATGGGTTATATTTTCCGAGTGATTCTAGTGATATTCGCGGCGTACCTCCACCAATACAAGTTCCAGTGAATATCGAGACACGTGGATTACATACGCAATATTCACAAATTGGTATTTTAACAAAAACAACTGGCGGTGCAAGAGATGATTTAATTTTACCTTTAATGGGACGTAGACATATGAGCGGTCGTGATAAATGGCAATATTATACTATTTCAAATAGCGGAAATTTGAATACGAAATTGCCAGTAAGTGTTAATGGTAAAAGTTGCACATCTGAATATGGGTGTAATGAAATAATGAATGGAGATATGGTTTACGTTGAGGGATATGGAAATACATTTAAGGCTACTATTTATGAAAATAATATGTTTAGCTATATTCCATATTTATAATTTAGTTCGCAATTTGTATTATACTATAGTATACTAATAATATAACATGGAAGTTGAAGTTAGTAAGTTAACAACCCCATTTGATTTTTTAAAAACCATAGTTTCAACCACATATAATAATACAAACATAAAAATACTCACACCTGCACCTACACCTACACCTACACCTGCACCTACACCTACACCTACACCTACACCTACACCTACACCTACACCTACACCTACACCTACACCTACACCTACACC